TCAGGACCGCTTGGCACGGGCTTGCTTCGCCCGCATGATCTGCCGGGCTTCCCCGGCATACTTGCGCACCATGGTCTTGGTGCTGTGACCGCTGTAGGACATGATTTCGTCATCGTCGCAGCCAGCCCAGGCCAGTTCCATCACGCCGCGATAGCGCAGCGCGTGAAGATCGTAGGTTTCCAGGTTGAGCCGCCGCCGCTCGGCCAGCATCACCTCGGCCATGCGCCGATAATCCATGCGGCTGCCGTCCTGCTTGGTGATGATGTAGCGACCGGGCAGGGGCGCGAAGGGCAGGGCTGATTTCGCCGTGTCCAGAGCGGCCTTCAATGCAATGGTGCAGGGCAGGACCAGGGCCACGTCGGTCTTGTTCTGGCGCAGGCGCAGCGTTCCGTCACCTGCCGGATCATAGTCGCCCCAGGTGAAGCCTACCCAATCGCTAGGTCGCTGGACGCTGCCCACGCCGATCTCGAAGATCAGCCGTTCAAGCGGTCCAGCCTCGGCCCGCCACTTGTTGACGGCTGCATCGGGCCACGGGATATGCGGTTGCTGCCGGTTCTTCGGAACGGCTAGGCGCTCGATGCCCTTCGCCGGGTTCTCGTTCAACCAGCGCCGCCGAATCACCTCTTTGGCGATCATGCTGATGGCGACAGGCAGGTAGTTGGCAAAGCGGACGCGATGCTTGTTCTTGTCCATCGCCTCGTAAATATCGGCCTGCGTGAGCCGGGACACGTCGCGCTTGCCAATCTTGTCGATCAGGTAGGTCAGCACGGGTTCAAGGTCTTGCCGGTAACGGACGGACTTCCCAGCCCAACGATCCGACTCGCGCAGGATTTGGATCGCCGCAGCCCAGGAACGCTTGGCCTCGGCTTTCTTGCCGGTCATCACTTCCCAATACTGGCGGTCGAATTCTTCGGTGCCTTCCGGTGCCGTGAAGCGGTGCAGGTATTTGCCGCCCTTGCGGAAATAGAGGAAGCCCTGCTTGACCTCGCACACGTAGGGCTTGCGGCCTGTTTTTCTCATGACCAGTCTATTCCTCCATCGACAGCTTCGCCCCGCCCGATGGCGCGCAGTTCGTCTGTATTCCAGCGGATCACGCCAGGGGCGATCTCACGACCGCGCGGCAAATGCCCATCCGCAACCAGCGCGCAAAACTCGCAGGGCTTCAAATCCAGAAGCGATGCAGAAGTCTTTTCGTTGGCCCAGAGGGGCAATGCCTTGATCATGTCGATCAGTCCTCGGCGTCGTCGGGGTGGACATAGCGCGCCGCCAGCTTGTTAAACTGGTGGGCGATGTTGCTATGGACCGGACGCAGATCCAGCGTCTCGATGCCAATCGGTTGCGTCCCGCCCAAGGTGAAGCTGACCAGTGAACCTACTTGGTCAGGCGCTACCACCCAGCGGCGGCGAAAGGCGTCACGGACCAGGGCCACTTCTTGCAGATCGGGGTTATGGCGCATCACCTCGACCAGTTGGCAGGCCAGATCGCCCGCCTTGGCCGGGGGAAGCCCTTCATCGGTCAGTTGGCCATACAGCCACAGGCCGAACACATCGCGCGCGGTGAAAATGCGAGTGCGGCCATCGACTACTGGGGCGCAGGGATAATCCCCTCGGGCCACGGCTTCGTTGAAACGCTGCTTGTTCACGAAAGCGACCTCGCAGGCGTAAGTGCTGGACATGGTGGGTTCGATATTCATAGCTATCTCCATCTATTGCCTTAACAATAGATCGGATTGATTGCCGTGGCAATAGGTTTTCCATGTGTTTCGCCCGCAACCGGCGGGATCGCGGGCGATGCACATCATGCGACTTTCTCGGCAATCGGGGTATTGCGCCGCTCATCAAGCCATCGGGTAAAATCGTTGATTCGCCGCGTTCGCCACCCTTTCGACTTGGTGTTCGTTACTGTGACGATGGTATAGAGCAGGACTGACTTCTCGGTTTCGTCCAGCAACTCCATGATCTCCTCGAAGTGCTTTTCTTTCTCCTCCCGCGTCATGCCCGCCCCCGCAACGCCGCATTGTGCGCTTCCAGGACCAGCGACTTCTCGTCGCCAAGCCAAACCCAATCAATCGACATGCCGTTCAGGGCGCAGAACGTCAGGAACTCGGTGCTGAACGTCCAGCCGTCGCCCTGATCCTCCAGGATCGTTTCGGGCGGGGTTGTGCCGGTCCACTCTGCAAACAGCGCCATGCGGTCCATCATGCCAGCAGGGTAAGGGGTATTGTTCGCGCGAACGCGTTCGATGATCGTCATCATTTCCTCCAAGGGTTAGGCCGTCGCGGCCTCTTGACGCTCCATCCGTTCGCGGACGGCGCGGATCACTTCGCTGTTCTGGCTCGAACCATTGAGCCGGGCTTGTTCCGACAGCCACGCTTTCACATCGGCGGGGAAGCGGATCGGCAGTTGCTTCATTTCTGACATGGCGGTCCTCGATACCAGCACAATGCTATAACAGCATAGTGCTGGTATTGCGTCAATGCTAAAAAGTAGCATTGTGCTGGCATGTGATAGCGTGGGGACTACATGTCTAAGCCGCCAGCCCGTGAGCAGGCCCAGGTCAACATTCGGATGCCTGATGATCTGCGCGACCGGATCAAGGCCGCCGCAGATGCAAACAACCGCAGCATGAACGCTGAAATCGTCGCGGCGCTAGAAGATAAATTTCCCGCACCCACACCCGTTCAAATGACTGTCCATGACATGTTCCAGTATCTTCAAGCAGCGCCAACACGCGCGGAGAGGCTTGCTAGGCTGGACGAAGTAAACCGGCTGATTGCGGACATGCTTCCTGAACTTGAACCGCGTTTTGAACAAAAGCGGCCAGGTCATATGCGCCTTCACTTCGGAAAATCTCCAGACGACAAGTAAGCAGGCACCGGGATATTCTGAGGAAGCGGGGCCGGTGCGCCATCCCGACGCCCCCGGCCCCTTGCCCAGACGCGGGCCATGGCACTTGCTCGTGCCGCGTTGGCGGCCCCCGATCTGCATCGTGGCAGCCTGCGCCGCGCCCCCATGGAAGAAGGGGCCGCGCCGTGACGGGGTTTTCGGCATGTCGGACGCCGGGCACTCGCCGTCTGATCCCAGATGCTTTGCGGTGAAGACGCTCGAAAGCCCGCAGGGCGCATCCCGGCCCTATCTCGTCAATCCGCCCAGTCGATGAAGGTCAGCGCGTCCTTCACGGTCGCATCGTCAAGCCCGGCCTCCTTGGCCTGCGCCATCGCCTGCATCATCGTGCCAAGCGCCCGCGCCTTGCCGCCGTGGTCAAAGGCTTGCATCGGTCGCACAACGTCGATTTTTACGGCCAGCCCGAATTTCTCGCTGGCTTCCTCGGCCATGAGATTGGCGACGGGTTGCAGCACCAGCTGCGCAAGGTGCCGCTGCGCCTCGCGGACCATCGGTCCGGTCGTGGCGGGGTTGTGCAGGCCGGGCAGGACGCCGAACGTGCCAAAGATTGCGCCTTTCGCATCAGTCAGCAGCCGGTCGGCCAAGGTGCGGGACAAATCCGGGGAAAGCTGATCCGGTGACTTGCCGATGTTCGGGTTCATGCCCGCCGCCGTCGCCTGCGCCACGCCCTCGATCACCAGAGCCTGCCCGCGCCTGCCACGGAAGCCCCGCCGCAGCGCCTCCATATCCTCGGCTGATCCTTCAGGCACGGGCACGATCAGGCTGCCAATAGGCGAGTCCTGGTAAACGTCGCGCAACGCGGTTTCGATGGCTTCCAGCAGCTGCGCCGACAGCTTGGCACGGGCCAGAGGTGCAGAGCCTGCCCAGGGGGTGACAGCATCGCAGCCAATGCGGAAGTGCAGCACCTCGCCTGCCAGGACGGTTTCATTCCGCCCGCCGCCGATTTCAGGCAGTCCCACGCGATAGGCGCGGGGTTGGCCGTAGCGGGTGCTGATGTCCCAATCGGTCGCCGGGATCAGCCTATCACGGATCAGGAACAGGCATTCGCCCCGTAGGGCCAGAGCGCGGGCCGTGATAGCCATGCTGCGCCGGTCCAGCAGGTCGGTGCCGGTCACATCGGCCAGCGACAGGCCGCTTTCCCAGAGAGAAACGGAAGTCTGCACAGCCGCCGTTACCTCGGCCAGGCCGGATGCGCCGGAAATCCACGCTTCGCGCGCTGCCATGAGGCTGGCGGTATAGCCCGGCTGGATGGCACGGGTTTCGGGAACGTCTACGCGCGTAGACCGCCGGAACAGGTTCAGCAGGCCCATCAGACCCTCCAACGGTTCAGGTGATAGACCGGGCCGCGATAGGGCAGCCGGTCCCAATGGGTTTCCCATGCCCGCGCCTCGATCTGCGCCGAAGGATAGGCGGGCCGGGTGACAGCCGATATTTCAAACAGCGCCGCTTTGGTGATGGTGCGCAGGACGCCAGCCCCGCGCCGCTCGATCCGTTCACCGTCCGGGGTGACGCGGAAGCCAGGGGACAGGCCGCGGATCAGCCCGCTTGCATGGGCTGCCAGGAAGTCGCGCGCCCAGGTCGTGCCGCCGTCAATCTCGGCCTCGATCATCAGCGCGTCGTCGCTATCGCGCAGGGACAGGTTGCCCGCCGTGGTGGATGCCAGCGGGCGGTTGTAGTCGTGACCGGACAGCAGGTGGATTTCGCCGCCTGCCTCGATCCGGTCAGCGAAGGCGCGCGGGGCGATGACTTCACGCCGCCCCGGTGCCAGTTCGGTTTCCGCCCCATAGGGGAACGTCGCCCGCAGGCGGGTTGCCCCGCCATCGCTGCGCAGTTCCAGTGCGCCGAGAGACGCCCCCCACAGCATCAGGGCGCCCCGATGCCGGTCAGGATGCGGGTTTGCGCGCCGCGCGGGACGGTGAAGTCAGCCGTCACAAGCGCGGTCAGCACCAGCTGGCCCGATGCCGCCTTGGTATAGGGATCCCGGATCAGGTCAACGCCGCCCCAGATGCCCAGATAGCCGGGGGCCACGCCCTGCACGGTGGCGGTCAGGATCGCGGTCCTGTCGGGGATGACATTGCTGATTGCCGGGGTGCCAACCTGCTTGGTCAGCCGGTCCCATTCCGAAACAGCCGTGCCGGTGATCAGCGCCGCGTCCAGTTCCGCCCAGATCGCCGGATCGAAGGCCAGCTTCACCTGGTCGGGCGCGGTGATCTGGTTGCCGTCCATGAAGGCCACCAGCTGCGCCCGGAACGCCGCCCAGGTCGCGGTCGCGCCAACGGCGGTCGCGGTGATGCCGTAGGTGGCAGCGCCCGGAATGATGCCCAGGGGCTGGCCCGCCGCGCCGCTGCCGCTGATCACCACGCGGTCGAGTTCCGCGCCGATCACCGCGTTCATGTCGCGCCGGATCGCCTGTTCCAACCCTTCGCCCGCCTGTTTCAGCGCCTTGCGGCTGATGACCATCTGCGCGCCGCCGGTGTGATCGGGGGCCAGGCTGCGTTCGGTCGTGGCAAAGGCTTGCTGCGCCCCCACGTTGCCAAGTTCGGTCGTCTGCCAGCCAAAGACAGCGCCAGCGGTCGCCACGGGAAAGGCCAGTTCGCCCGCCGTGATGTTGATGCGCTGGACGCCCAGGCGTTCGGCCACGCTGTTCGGGAAGATCCGGTCGATGATGGGACGGATGGTCTTGGGGTTCGGAACGCCCGCCGCGACGGTTTCGCCCGCACGGGTTTCCAGAGCCGCCAGCGGGACCGGGATGCCCTGATAGCCGCCCTTGGCGCGCAGTTCCTGCACCACCTCGGCAGTTGCGCCCGAAAGCGCCCGGCCTTCGTCCAGGGACAGGGCCACCTGCCGCAGTTCAAAGCGCCCGATCAGTTCCGCGAATTCACGGTCGGAGCGCGTTTCCAGATCGGCCCCGGCTTCGCGCCGTTCCTGATCCTCGGCCACCAGGGCAGCCCGGAACCGTGTTTCGTTGGTCCGGTATTCCTGATCCATGCTTTCCATGGAACGGGTTTCGTCCTCGGTCGGGCTTTCCTTGCCGACCAGGCCCGCCAATGCCTGCCGGATTTCCGACTGGCGACGGGCGATCTTCACAGAGTCCAGCATTTGATACCTCATGTTGCCGGGTTGGGGTTTGTCGCCAGTTCGGCAACGAGTTGCCCCCAGGCTTGCCGCTCGGGGGTGATGATCGGGGCGGGATGCCCGCACTCGATCCGGGTTTTTTTCGTGTGACAGGAAGGACAGCGGGCGGCACAATTCGCCGGGTCAAAGGCCAGGTCGGGCCGGGTCCGCACGGACTGGATATGGTCGATTTCCAGCCGCCCGCGCCGGGTGCCGCAATCCACGCAAGCCCAGTTGTCCCGTTCCAGCACGATCTGGCGCAGAACCTGCCAGCGTTTGGTCGAGGTCACGCGCTTTGAATGCCGGTGCCAATCGCGCATCATGCCCATGCAACCCTCGCTTTCCGCAGAGGTGCGGCCTTGCGCCGCTGGCCCTCGGCAACGGCCAGGATGGAGGCTGCGATAGCGTCAATGCGGCCCAGGCTTCGCGCCTTGGTCAGCTTGGCGTTCATCGCATCATCGACCACGACAAGCGCGTCAGCCGCCGCAGAGCGCAGCAGCAGGGACGGAGCCGTGCGCACTTCCCCGTCAAAGACAGCCTTGCGGAAGCCTTCAACGTCCTGCCCGCCGTCGCGGAAGCCTTGCCCCCGGAAAACCACGGGAACGCGGATGCCTGCCGCTGTCAGGGCGTCCAGCAATTCCGCCTGCCGGTATCGGTCGCAGATCAGGGCGCGCACATCAGCGTCCTGCACCAGATCGTCCCAGACTTGCCGCAGCCACGGCCCGACCTGCACGGTGCTTTCGCCGGTCACGGTCAATTCGCCCCGGTCGTGCATCTGCACATAGCGGTCCTTCACGCCATCCGCTTCGCCACGATCCGCGAGGCCGGGTTTCTGGGGGAATGCGCCCTGCACCTCAAGACGGCCTGTCAGCGGCCAATACAGCGCCACGGCGGACATGCTGCGGCTGCCGCCAAGGTCCAGGCCCACAATGCACTCGCCTTCACGCGGGGGCAGTTCTGTTGCCTCGCAAGCCTGCCATTCGTCAGCCGTCACCAGCTGCGCCTTGCCCACGTCCGAAACGCGCTGATTGAGGCTGTAGAGCCGGAAGCCCGTGAGAGCCTGTCCGCCCCGCTGGATCGCCACGCGGGCCTGATCTTGCAGCCATTGCAGGGACGGGCCGATGCCATGTTCCGCGCCGGGGTTTGCAGCCTTGATGCCTGCCAAGTCGTCGGCAGGCTGGCCCAAAGGCGCGCGGCATTCGATGATGAAGGAATGAGGCGGGGGGTTGTCCAGCATCTGCGAAAACGGGTGCGTGTCGTCGCTTGCCGAAGTCGATATGATGATGGTCTTGGCCCGCCGCTTGCCCGCCGAAGTCTCTAAGGCCGCATGAAGCTGCATCCCCTTGTCAGGATGCCAATGGCCGAATTCATCCTCGCAAATCATCGTCGGGCTTAGGCCAAGCAGGTTCTTGGCATCTGCCGCCACGGCCCGGATCATGCCGCCGCCGTTGCCTTCATAGCTGATTTCCAGACGTGGAGCCTGCCGGAAGGTGAACAGCGCCTGTTCATCCTCGGGCAGTTGCAGAACGATGGCCTGCACATATTCCCAAGCGATGCGCGCCTGTTCCTTTACGCGGGCCGCGATGATCACTTGCCGCCTCGGCTGATCGTCAGACACGCCCATGAGGTGCGCCAGGGCCAGCGCCGCAGACAGCATCGACTTGCCTTGTCCCCTGCCAACGGAAAGCATCGCCGTCATTGTCTCGGGTGCCAGAACGCCCCGAATGAAGTCCTCTTGAAAGGGTGCCAGGCTGAAATTCTGCCCATGCAACGGCCCCTCGGGGATCCGCAGGGACCGGATGAAGTCCAGGGTTTTTGCCGCCGGATCGTCAGAACGCGCGCGAGGATTAGTCAGCCCCCGGTGCTTGGATTTGCCGACTTTGGGGGCATTGGGACCAGATGCGGCCTGCCCCTTGCGCCCCTTCGCCCTGGTCGCTGCCGCCGTCACACCGCCACCCTGCGATAGCGGGCTGCGATGCGAGACGCTGCCACCGATAGTCCCTGCGGCCCATCCTCGGCCCCGCGCAGATCATAGGACCGCGCCGTCTGGTCAGCGATGGCAAGCGCCAGGTCATCGGGGATGCTGCCTGCATCAGGGCCGAAGCCCGCGACATAGGACACGACCACAGGCCCGCGTGTATAGTCGGGCAGGTGCAGCACGGGATAGCGCCCGCCTGTCAGTCCGTTCACCAGGGCCAGCCCGTCCACCAGCACCTCGGCATCAGATGCAGCAGGACCGCAGGGCAGGGGGATGGCTTGCCCCGTGGCATCCACGGTCAGCGTGATCAACTGATGCAGCAGGGCCAGTTCCGCATGGGCCTCGATCTCGCGGGCAGCAGCACGGGCCATCATCGCAATGGCTGCATCATCGTGATCGCCGTCAACGCGCGCGTGTTGCTTCACCGCGTCCAGGTCGAACGGGTCGGCAAGGCTGATCGGGGTGCGGGTGTAGGACATCATTTGCTTGGGGCCTCGGTTTGTTCCAATGTAGTCTAGTTGAGAATGGTTCGCAACTATGCGATAGGCAATAGCCGGTCCCCGCTACTGTCCCCCCGACATGCAGGAGACAGACATTCGGCTTCCTCGATCCGTATCCACGCGATGCCCGATGACGGGGGCCAGCCGCTGTCCCGCAGGCTTTGATCCTGCCCCGGTGGGATGCCTCCCTGTCCGGTCCCCGGTCTGTCACCACAGGTCATTCCCGTGTTCACCAGCCGGTGGGTTAAGTGTCGCGTTTCTGGCGGGGCCTAGAATGTGCCGGTGTCCCGCCGGGTTGGGGTAGTCCCCGGATCGTCATTGCCGCGATTTGGTGCGGGGTTGCGGCATCCCCTTCCGCTGAATTCGCTCGGCGGTCAGAAGCTAGGGCGGTTGGTGGAATATGCCCGGCTCATGGTCCGGTCTGCTTCGATGGATGGATGCCCCCGCGCCGCGCCCGTGACGCGGGGGCAGGGGTTCGCTATTTCGGCGGGGCCAGAAGCAGGGTCTGGATTTCACGCCGGTCGCGTTCTTCATCGATCCGGTCGATTTCCAGTTGCACCATGCTTATGTGCCGTTCGATTGCTTCCCGCAGAATGTCGGCAATGACGTTCGGCGGCAGGGCTTCCAGCTGGCAGGTGCCGCCGTCCCATCCCTTTGACCGGCTGTCTGTCGCCTTTGGTGGGGCAGTCGGCAGCCCATACTGGCGCACCTGATCCGCAGTCAGGGCGACACGCTCAAAGGTGACATGGATTGTCCCCCATGGCCTGTCGGTTTCCACAAACGCGGCCACGTCCTCGGCCACGCTGTCGAAGATGGAAACTCCGCTCGGGTCGAAGTCGCCCAGGTGCAGGATCACGGTCGGCTTGCCGATCCGGCAGATACGCGCTGCCAGATCCTTCTTGGCCGTCAGGCTGTCAAAGCCGCCGGACGAATAGGCGCGCACCGAATAGGGTTCGGCCACATCGTCCAACTGGGGCAGCATCCCCGCCGCTTCGCACCAAACCTCGATATGCAGGTCTTGCCCGGCCAGCTTATCGCGGGTGTAGTTCCTGCCCATTTCACGAACGCGGCGCAGAAAAGCATCCCGATCCTCGAAGTGATCGCGGCGATAGGTCGTCACCCCATCGTCACGGATCGCTGCGAAGGGGATGAACCGGCCCCGGCGCGCATTGGCAAGGTGATGGCAAAGGCGACCATAAGCCGCCTCCGTCTTGTCATAGCCATGCGCCCCGACCAGCCGATAGAAGATCTGGCGACAGGTCAGCGGCCAATACTGGCGATATTCGTCCAGCACGTCTTTGACCTGTTCCAGAAGTTCCAGCGTCTTGGCTTGGGGGCGGTAGTTTTCGATGTAGCCACGCGCCCGGCCAGTTTTACGGCTGGCTGTAATATCGTCCGGTTCAGTTTTACGGCTGGCTGTAGAAAGGTGATGAACGCTCATTCGATCACCTCAAAGTCGTCCTGCCCGTCAAAGTCGCCACGGTGCCGATAGACCTCGTTCACCATGCGCATCATTAGGGCGTGTTGCTTGGGGCTTGGTCGCCAGTTGCGCCGCTTGGACTGCTTAGCGATGGACAGGGCAAAGCCCTTGGCCCATTCCTCCTTTGCCGCCTTGCAGACGGACGGCCAGGACCAGAGCAGTTCATCGACCGGGGGCAGGGATTGCGTATTCATGCCGCAGTCCTCCGGTCGATATGCCCCAGGAACGCCGCTTGGTCGCGCCCGCTCATGGCCTCGTAACAGGCCAAGGCATAGGCTTTCAGTTCGGCGCGGCTGGCCCAAGATGCCCAATCGCGGGCCGATGCCATGATGCCCATGAAGGGGGACAGAGGATCGCCGGGGCGCAGCGCGTCGATGAACCGTTCCATCAGCGGGATGCGGTCGTGCGGGTCGCAGGCCAGAACGGCCTCCAT